TCATCGCCACAAGATCGACGTTGTCTGTGTAGTTTGCCAAAGATTTACGATGCAACCGCAGCGTGTATCTTGAGTAACTATCGCTATCTGGTAGCTCTAAATGCTCCGTATCGGCATGGGCAATGAAGATTATATTCATGCCCTTTTCGTATGCCAGTGATCCAGCCCAGTCTCTGATCTGCCTGTGCTTTTCAGCCGCCGCAGATTGACCAGCACCAAAACCTCCCGCCGCCGCATTAATCGACTTGGCCTTACCATCTGCATTTACGATTTCTGACTCAATTATCGTCGCTAACTGAGTGATCGAATCAATCACCAATGTTTTGTGATTGTGGTCTTGCGTGGCAAGCGCCTCGATTGCGTCCAGCACGTCTTGGCTGGATGTAGCCAGTGGAAACAGGCTGACGTTGTCATTGCCCGTAAGGCTGGCCGTGCCGTCCTCCGTGCGAATTATCACCGGGCTATTAAACATAGAAGACAGTGTTGTTTTTCCCATCCCGCCTTCCCCAAAAATGGTCGCTATAATCGGGCGTTGGCCTGATGGCTTGCTCAGTGTTTTAAGATCAATCGCCATTACTCAATCCTCCATGCCCGAAAGGTGCCATCGTCCTGCTGTTGGCAACGCACCAGCATTCCCATGCGTTTTCCCGTGTTGCGAATTGATGTGGCTTGCGACTGCTCATCAACCACAACGCTGTCTCCAACGCTCATTTGATTGAGCAAATCTTTCCACTTGCCCGATCTGTCCCGCGAGGGTGCCGTCATTGGCACCCCCTTTTCGATCTTAAAGTCCATTACCAGTCCTTCCCAAAAACAAGGCTAAATACCTCGTCCAAAATTTCATCTATGCTGCGGTTCATTCTGCAAACTCCAAGTCTGGGTGGTCGCGCCACCTGTTCAATTTTCGCTCTAACCTGATCTGGTCTGGACTTTTACTTTGGCCGTCCATCACAGTGACGGAGGCCAGAGAAACAATCAGCATTTCAAGCTCGACATCAGTGAGGCTCATCACACCACCTCAATCTTGACGCCAACCTTGCCAGCTTTGGTTTCAAAGGCAGGCGCGATTTTGGCCCACAATTTTGGCTCATTAGCCAGCAAGTAACGACAGCCAGCGGCATCCGCGCTGATTGTGTGTTTCACAGGGTGTAGGCTAGTTGGAATTTTACGGCTGAGTTTGTCCCAAACGATTGCGTCAACTTTGCGGCTGACAGGCTGTGTCAGCGTAACTTTGTGAAATTCAATTTTGTGAGATATGCTGCCCTCTTCTTTGACTTCAAGGGCTGTTGCGATCTGCTCTTCAATCGCGTGGCGCTTTGCTGTCAGCGCCTTTTCTTGAGCTTTGATATCCAACCAATCAGCGGCAAGAATATCGACATTGATATTGTCCATTACGTTCTCCATTTTCGTTTTCATTCATTCATTCACATTTTCTACAGAAATTGGTTTACTCCGAAACTTTCAAGCTGTAAAGCTCTTTTTACAACAAATGTAAAATGGAGCGAAAAATGGACGATATGATACCTCTTGAGACAATAAGAGACGCCCTGCAAGATCGACGGTTGACGGTTGTGGCAGAAAAATCTGGGCTGTCGCACCCCACGGTGAAGGCCGTGGCGACAGGCAATGAACGAATCAGTTTGAACACTTGGAGAAAATTGTCAGAATATCTCACCGTGTATAAATAAAAGGTCAAAAAAAATGACAATAAAAGTGGAAGAGTATTGCGAAAAACTGGGATGGTATTTGGTCACAATCCCAGCAGGGACTAAGGGGCCGACAAAATTTGGCTGGCAGAAACCAGAGCAGGCATTGAGCGATCCAGAAGCGGCCAGAAAATATTACGAGCAAAACCCAACACATAATGTGGGCTTGCTGCATGGAGCGTCTGGAACCTGTGCCGTGGACATCGATCATGTCGAGCATACCAAGATGATCTTTGAAGAACTAGGGATCGATTTCTCAGAGTTAATGCAGTCGGCTCCCCAGATTATTGGGCGCGAAAATCGAGGCAAGCTGATCTTCAAGGCACCGCCCGATCTGATTACCCACAAAATATCGTGGCCCGTCGAGGGCGATCCGCGCAAAACCTCTGTAATCTTTGAGCTACGCGCCGGGGCAGTGCAGGATGTGTTGCCGCCATCGATCCATCCAGACACGGGCAAGGCATACGAGTGGGCAGGCAGGAGCATCTTCGATGGACTGCCAGAGCTACCGCCGCAACTTCTGACAATTTGGAAAGAGTGGGATAAATTTCGGCCACAGATGCAATCCATCTGCCCATGGCGGCGTGAGCCAGAATTTCAGCCACCCCGCAAGCCACGGCCAAAAAACAATGACGGCACGTCAGTCATCGACGCCTTTAATCAGGCGCACGATATGCACAGTTTATTAGTCCAGTACGGCTATAAACAAACAGCCAAGGATCGATACCTGTCGCCCAACTCCACGTCCAAGCTGGCAGGGGTGAAGGTGTTTGAAGATGGCCGCGCCTTCAGTCACCATGCGTCTGACCCTTTCGACAGCGCCCACAGCTTCGATTGCTTTGAGCTATGGACGCAGTACGAATTTCAAGGCAACGTCACCAAGGCTGTGAGAGAGGCCGCTGCGTTTCTGCACATCAAGCAGGAGCCAGATGCTGATGAGGCAGAGATATTTGCCCGTGGGACAGAACTCTTAAACAAAATGACAACTAAGCCCAAGTCACAAAAAGACGCAGGGCCACTGGATCACATTCCAGATCATCTGCTGTCGATACCGGGCGTTCTGCAAGACGTTGTTAATGGCTACGCCACCTCCGCAATTAAGCCGCAGCCTCAGTTTGCGGTTCAGTGCGCCATCGCGTTTGGATCGGTTGTTATGGGGCGCAGATGGGTGACAGACAGACGCAATTTTTCGTCGCTGTATCTGCTTAATATCGGTGAGACAGGATCGGGGAAGGAACACACCAAGACCGTGCTGGAAAACATGCTGGAGCAGGCTGGCCTGACAGACCTAATTGGCCCCGCAGGCTACACCAGTGGGGCGGGGGTGATGTCTACTTTGATCAACAAGCCAGTCCATGTCAGCGTGGTCGATGAGCTTGGTAGGCAGCTAAAGGCGGCAAGTGCGTCAGGCCATCAGCATAAAGCTGACGCCCTAACAGCCATCATGGAGACGTTTGGAAGGCAGGACGGCACCCTCAGACCGCAGGGCTATTCCACCATGACGCTCAAGTCATCTGAGGCTGAGAAACTGGAGAAATATGTGCGGCGTCCAAGCCTGACGTTGGTGGGCATGTCCACGCCCAGCGAATTTATGAAAGCAATCGGAGGTGGCGATGTTGCGTCTGGGCTGCTGAACAGGTTCCTGATCGTAAAATCCGAAATCGGCGTTCAGCTATCGCAGCGCAACAGCGTGGCGTCGATCTCAGAGCGTCTGAAAGTCTGGGCGGTTGAACATGCCCACGCGCACGATGGCGATCTGGACGCAGGCAACATCCACGACATGCCGTCCAATCCAATTGAGGTGCCGTTTACCGTCGAGGCTGAGAGGCTGCTCAGACAGTACGAAGAGCGGCTGGTGGACGCCATCAGGAAAGAGACTGGGTCAGGGCTGGAGGCTATGTACAATCGATCACGCGAAATCGCTATGCGACTGTCACTGATCATTGCGCGGTCAATGGGACAGGAAAGTATCGGCGTGGACGCAATGCAGTGGAGTATCGATTACGTGGAGTTTTATGCAAAACAGACCATTGCAATGTTTCGATCCAACATGGCCGATGGCCCGTTTGATGCTTGTTGCAAGGCCGTGTTTTCCAAGATCGATCTGGCAGGCTCAGAGGGCATCACGGAGCGTGATCTGGCGCGGGGCGTGGCGGCGTTCGCAAATATGGATCGACGCAAGAGGGCAGACATTCTGGACGCTCTGGTGAACGACAGGGGGATAGAGTGCCGCAATCTCAATGAGGGCAAAAGGGGAAGGCCAAATATGGCGTGGCTGTCGCCAGCGACACACTAATGAATAACGTCATTATTTATGTCATCGCTAAACATGGGTGTTTTTATGAATGATATCAGGGTGTTAGGTATTAACGTCAATTTGTCAATTACGTCGAGCCTTTGGGGGTCTGTCACCCCTAGCCCCCTATATCTAAAAAGGGGGGTAAATACCCCTCTCGACGTAAAGACATAAATATATATATAAATAATAATAATATATATATAACTATAATAATAAGGGGTCTGGGCTGCTCTGATTAACGTCAAATCTTGTTCGACGTTATTATGTCGAAAATAAATTAAATAAATTAACGATGGCCCTTGATGTATCCGTAAATGTATCCTATATATAATTGTATAGAAACAGGGAGAGACGAACATGACCGAGTGGACAACAGCAGAAAAGATCGAAGGCGTAAAAGAGGCCATCGCAGACAGCAAGGCAGAGCTTGCCATCCCAGAATTTGACGGTGGATCATGCCACAAAATTGCCAGCCAAATACTGGCCGAGGCAGAGCGCCAGCTAAAGGCACTCAAAATAGATATGGAGTACGAAGAATTGTTTGGCGACTACACAGGAGT